GCAGATATATTGTTGTTTGTGGTAATTTACGTTTGCGAGCTTGCAAGGAGTTAGGTTATAAAGAACTGCCTTGTAAAATTCTGGCACCTGATACCCCCGTTAAGAAGTTGAGGGAATATGCCACTAAAGATAATGTCAATTTTGGTGAGAATGATTTGGACGTTATGGAAAACGAGTGGAATAAGGCGGAACTCCAAGACTGGGGCATCGAATTTGCCCCGGAGAAGAAAGAGGATGAATTTAAAGAGCGCTTTGATGCCATCACGGATGATACAGCCATTTATCCTCTCATTCCAAAGTATGACGAAAAACATGAGTTGTTTATCATCACCTCAAGTAATGAGGTAGATAGCAACTGGCTTCGTGAAAGGTTGGACATGCAGCACATGAAGTCATACAAAACCGGGAAAATAAGTAAATCCAATGTAATTGATATAAAAGACGTTCGCCATGCCCTGCAAGATAGTAATACCAAGTCATAAACGCCATGACCGGGTGTTCGCTAAAAAGTTGGTGAACGATCCTATCATTTGCGTTGCTGAAAGTCAAGCTGACTTATATCATCAATTTAACCCAGAATGTGAAATTGTTACTCATCCTGACGACGTTATGGGCCTCATCCCGAAACGTAACTGGATGGCAAAGCATTTTGGAGAACTTTTCATGCTTGATGATGATGTCCATGCCTGCAAACCTATTTATGTGGAAAAAGGAGAACCTAGCCGGATAAAGGATAAAGATAAGATAACCAATATCATTCAGTCATTATTTGAGATGGCCAGTATGATGGATGTACATCTGTTTGGCTTCACCGCTCGGATATCGCCGGTAATGTATGATGAATCCGCTTTTCTTTCTCTTTCGAAAATGATAACCGGTTGCAGTTATGGAGTAATCTATAACAAAAACACCTGGTGGAACGAGGAAATACGTTTGAAGGAAGATTTTTGGATTTCTTGTTACATGAAGTACAAAGAACGTAAGGTTTTAACCGATTTGCGGTATAATTTTGAGCAAAAGAACACTTTTGTAAATGCTGGCGGGCTTGCTTCTATAAGGAATCAGGAAGAGGAACGTAAATCTATCCTCTTTATCAAAAAGAATTTTGGTGATAGTATTTTGCTAAAGAGTGCAACCACTAATGGGAAAGACAAAACAAAGCAGCTTGTTCAGTATAATATATCGTGCAAATTCAAATTCTAATAGTCGGTAAAAAAGGCGTTTAAATGGTGCCCATTCTGTTTGCCATATTCGTCTTTTTTAGCTAAATTTACTGATGTAATCAATTAAAAGTCAAACCATTAAATTAGAATTATGATTATTAGAACAGTTTGCGGATATGATTTCTTTGAGGTGAGTTCTGCAATGCAGAAAGCCATTAGGCGAGCCGACACCGGGGTAGCCGGCTTTTTTGCATTGGAACTTTGGGCGAGTGGGTACCGCGACTATGTGTGGAAGCGTCTGTTTACCATTAGTGCTGAAGATTGCTATGGAATCATTACTAAAGAGATAGAAGCATTGTGGCAGGGGCATGAGCTGGTAAACAAGACTGCTACTGAACCCAAAGGGAGGATATTTGTCAGTAAAGCTGTCATTCTCCTTTGTGAATGTAGAAAGAATCGTGATGCGGATCATTTGCAAAACTTCATTTATGATAGAAAGGATATTGATATAGAAAAGTGGATAAATGATGTCAGGCGTTATCCTATTCCTATTCCAGACTATACTTTCGATGTACATACACGAAAGGGTAAAAAACATGGGAGAACCAAAGAAGAATTCTTTCGGGAAGAATACAAGGCGTTACAACCTCGTGTTCCTGGTTTATTCGATGATTTGGTTCAACCCAGTCAACCAAAGTTATTTAATGATGAAACCACGGCTAAGTAGCTGTGGTTTCTCATTTTTCATATAAGTCAAACCAATTTAATTAAGAAAATGAACACGTATTACAAATTTGCGCCAAATGTATTTTTGGCAAAGTGTGATGAGAAGCATGAAAAAGGTGAAACTATTGAGGTTACCACCAAGTACGGTAAGGAGAACGAAAGTATAGTATTTAATCTAATCTTCGAGAAAGATGGATTTTACTATTACTCCATTGTTAGAGCTGACGGCTTTAATGCTCAAGAATGGGCGAAGCGACGAGCGGAACGTCGTAGGAAATGGGCTGCATCTGCTGTACAGAGAAGTAATGAATACTATAATAAGTCCAACAAAGATAAAGATTTTCTTTCCCTTGGTGAACCTATAAAAGTAGGACATCATAGCGAAAAGCGACATAGGAAAGCGATAGACGATGCTTGGAACAATATGGGTAAAAGTGTTCAGTTTGACGAAAAAGCAGCAGAACACGAAAGTAAAGCAGAATATTGGGATAAGAGAGCTAATACCATAAATTTGTCAATGCCTGAAAGCATAGATTTCTATGAGCATAAATTAGAAGTCGCAAAGGAGTATCATGCAGGTGTCAAATCTGGGAAGTATCCACGTATGCACTCTTACACTTTAACTTATGCTAAGAAAGATGTAAACGAAGCTCAAAAGAATTATGACCTTGCAGTAAAGCTGTGGGGCGATGTTTAATAATCTGTAGTATCTCAAATAATTTACTATGAGAGAATTATCAAAAGAAACCTCATTACAAAGGGTAATGAGGGCTTCAGGTCGTGTACCTGTACAATGCTCATGCAGTGTTTGTAAACAACAATGTCATACGCCATGTTTAGGTACTCCTGATGATATTGAACGAATTATTGATGCAGGTTATGCCGACAGGTTAGCGCTGACGAACTGGGCTGCTGGTATATTCTTAGGGGTTATTAATATTGCTATTCCGATGATTCAGCCCGTTGCTGGTAAGGAGTATTGTGCTTTTTTCGAGAATGGACTGTGTATCTTACATGATAAGGGTTTGAAGCCCACTGAAGGACGTTTGTCTCATCACACAGTCAGGAAGGATAACTTCAATCCTGCTATGAGTATTGCTTGGAACGTTGCAAAAGAATGGCTGATGCCGGAGAATGAGGATGTACTTTCTCGTGTAGTAAATAAATTCTTGAATGCGAGGAAGCCATGAATGTGTGTCAATCAATACCTCGTAGAGATTGTAAGGTGTTTGCTAAATGTGGAGCAAAATCCTTATCACATTGCCGGCGGCACCGCGAAATTGATGAGAAGTGTAAAAGTTGTACTCTAATTCGTCGTAAGCCGCGTAATCGGATTATAGATGATTCAGGACGTGAAATGAAAAAATGTACCCATTGCGGAAATCACTTCTACTTGAACCGGTTCTACAATCGTATAGTGGTGAGAAAAGGTAAGGAATATCATTTGTTGACTTCCTGGTGCCGTATGTGTATGTCACAGATTAATAATCAGAGGGCAAAGAAGAAAAAGTGACTTGTCTATTAAATTTTTTGTATGAAATATTATGCTTCAGTCAGCTTTGGAAAGGATTCCTTGGCAATGCTTTTCATGCTAATAGATAAAGGATATCAGTTGGATGAAGTCGTTTTCTATGATACAGGTATGGAATTTCAGGCAATCTATAACACTCGTGATGCTGTTCTTCCAATTCTTAAAAAACTTGGCATTAAATATACAGAACTGCATCCGGAGCAACCTTTTCTTTGGACAATGTTTGAAAGGCCGGTTAAGAAAAGAGGGACCAATATTATCCATAAAAAAGGATATAGTTGGTGTGGGGGAACATGCCGGTGGGGAACGAGTGAAAAACTTCGTGCATTGAAAGCTCACACAAAAGACGGAATTGATTATGTCGGTATTGCTGCCGATGAGACCCATCGCTTTGAAAAGGAAAAACGACCAAATCGGGTTTTACCACTTCGTGACTGGGGCATTACTGAAGCAGATGCACTCCAGTATTGTTACACAAAAGGCTTTGTTTGGCATGAGGATGGAGTAAGGCTATATGAGCTACTTGATCGTGTGAGTTGCTGGTGTTGTGGAAATAAGAACTTGAAGGAGTTGAAGAATATGTATTTGTACCTTCCATGGTATTGGAAAAAGCTGAAAGAACTTCAGTTAAATACCGATAGGCCCTATCGGCGTAATAGTGGAGAAACCATTTTTGATTTAGAGGAAAGATTTAAACGTGAAATGCAACAAAAATAGTTATTATGATTCCCTTATGTATAAATGGAAAAGATTATTATGATCGAGAAGAAGCACTTGCTGCCTGGTTCGAGGAATGGTTAATGAAACAAGACTTTGAGCAAGATCTTATTGATCGAGAGCTGGAACTTGAATATCGAAAGACTCATCCTGATTGGAACACTCCTTATGTGATGTATGGTGTTCGTAAAAAACATAAGTGTATCCAAAAGAATGAAATTGCCGTGTTTTATGACTTGTTACCGAGACAAAAGCGTGCTCGTACTGCTGAAACACATTGGTATAAAGTATTGTACAAGAGAAAGGCCACTCCTGAAGAAGTTGAGTCACTCAAGGCTGGGGAATATACCCGTAGATATTTGGTGTATTCCCTGTTTATTGAGAAGAAAATGACTCTTGACAAGGCTTTATCTCTTATAGTTGCCGATGATAAATTATTAGGAATTGCTGATAATACCATCTCTGAAATTGTAACAGCCTTTGAGACTTTCTTTAACCGTAAATTTAGAATTTATAAACCCGAGTTTACAACTCAACTTAATTTATTTACAGATTAATATGAAAACAACAATTATTTCATGTGTGATTTTGTTTGTGTTCCTGCTATATGTAGGACACTTTTCTATAACAATCAAGCCGTTCACAGTCCAACTTCCATACTGGCATCGTTCGCTCGGACTGTTTCTGTTGATCCTCTCTTTTATAGTATATAATGTCGGTGAACGTGCAAAAGGGTACATTGATGGAATGAAAGAAGGGGAAAGAATTGTACTTGAATTGTTGAAGAAAAAGACCGAATGAAAATGGCGTTAAAATGGCGAAGTTTCTGTTTGCTAAACTTGTCAATAACGATTACCTTTATAGACGTAAAGCATTAAAAGTCAATCAACATGAAGAGGAATGAAAAAATAGAAAAATTAGAAAGACTAGGTATTTTCAATCAATGGAAATATAATACAGAAAGAGCAAATGAGACATTTAATATTGAATGTCCTGACTTCTCAATGACAAATGAAGAGCGGGTGAATAATTTGTTAGATGTTGATTGCTGCTTTCATCGGTTTCTAACTATTTCATTCCCTTTCTATGATACTCCTGAAGGTGCTGCTTTTTGGGAGAATATAGTAAAAATATAATTGAATTCAAAATGGATGATAAACGAAAACAAATATTGGTAGATTACATATCCTACCTGTATACGACGGGTAGGAGCTATGACAGCATCGGGAAATACATCAAATATGTGACTGATTTTCTTGAAAATTCCGAAGAAATCAATCGTCGCGGTTATTTGAAATATAAACATAAAAATGCAGATGTTATGGTGCGCCATTCATTTATGTGCGCGGCTGTTTGTGATTTATTGTCTTATCTTAAAATCGGATATGGCCGACGGGAAAAGGCTGTAAAGCCTTTGGAGAAACTTGAGGTTATTTCAGAGAAGAATAAGAAACTGCTTAATGATTTTATAATATGGTTGACTGATAACAATGATTATTCATTACATACAGTTGATATCTATCACACTTCTCTTAAGCAGTACTTCGAATACGCTAATGAACTGAATATGGACAATTGCAGGCGATTTATCAAAAGCCTTGAAGAGGAAAAACTCTCTCCGGCCACTATTCGATTACGTATTACAGCCATTGAGAAGTTCTCCAAATGGGTGAAGAAACCTATTGAACTGAAACGACCTAAAATGAAACGCAAGTTGGATGTAAACAATGTGCCGACAGAAGAGGAATATAATAGGTTACTGGAGTATCTGAAAACTAAACTCAACAAGGATTACTATTTCTTCATTAAGGTATTGGGTACTACAGGAGCTCGGCTCTCGGAGTTTCAGCAATTCACGTGGGAGGATATAGCGATCGGCGAAGTTGTTTTGAAAGGGAAAGGGAACAAGTATCGGCGTTTCTTTTTCCAGAAGCAATTGCAGAGGGAAGTGAAGGACTATATAAAGGAGACAGGCAAGTCCGGTACTCTTGCTGTCGGGAGATTCGGGCCGTTGACTCAAAGAGGTCTTTCACAGCACCTGAAAGCATGGGGTAAACATTGTGGTATCGATTCGAAAAAAATGCACGCTCACGCCTTCCGGCACTTCTTTGCTAAAATGTTCCTGAAGAAAACCAAAGATGTAATTCAATTAGCAGACCTTCTTGGTCATGGTAGTGTAGATACAACAAGAATTTATTTACAGAAAAGTTATGATGAACAACAAAGAGACTTTAATAAAAACGTTACGTGGTAGTGTAGCCCAGCTCAATGAATTGGCAAATATGACTGAAGGTATAGACGTTTATGACGCTGCCGGATATGTTGATACCGAATTTCTTATGGAAGCGCTTTCCTGTGTTAATACTTTTATGGATGCGAGTAATATGGTTATTACGAAAATATCCTCACTGTTAGCGCCGGACGCTCCGGTTGATGAAAAGAAGAAACAGGCTGATGAAGGTAAGAAATGGAATGTGGAAGAAATACTGAAACATTGTACTCTTGAGGATAGTGTTCTTAAACTTCCGAAAGTACAATTCAATAAGAAATCCTACGTTGAAGCAAAGAAATGGATAGAAGAAGCTGGCGGCTCATGGCAGGGAGGTAAGATACAGGGATTCACATTTCCTTTTAATCCGGAACGTGTGTTCTCCATCTTGAAAGAAGGTAAGCGATGCGATTTGCAAAAAGATTTTCAGTTCTTTGAAACACCTGCTGATATTGCAGACTGGCTGGTAATGCTTGCCGGTGGAATTCATGAAACAGATACCGTACTTGAACCAAGTGCCGGACGTGGTGCTCTGATAAAAGCGATTCATCGGTCGTGCCCGTCAGTAACAGTTGAATGCTATGAACTGATGCCGGAAAACAGGGAGTTCCTTCATACACTTGATAACGTAATATTGCTTGATGAAGATTTTACGAAAGACAGTGTAGGGCATTACACTAAGATTATTGCTAATCCTCCATTTTCCGGTAATCAGGATATTGACCATGTAAGACTTATGTATGAACGCTTGGAAGAAGGTGGAATTCTTGCGGCTATAACCAGCCGGCATTGGAAATTTGCGTCTGAAAAGAAATGTGTTGAGTTCCGGGAATGGCTGGAAGAAGTTCATGGAGAAGTTTTTGAAATCGGAGCCGGTGAATTCAAGGAAAGTGGAACAACTGTTAGCACTATGGCAGTTGTAATAAAAAAGTGATTCAAAACAAGAACAGATATGAATTTTAAATCATTGGTAGCTCAATTAGCAAATCGCATCAATCAGCCGCATGTGATTGAAATATATATGCGTAAAGTTTTTGCATCTGGTGTTGAGTGGCAGAAAAAGCAATCCCCTTGGATAAGTGTAAAGGAACGGTTACCGGAGGTAGATACAGGTGTGTTCTTCACTGTAGAATGGAAAGATCTCCATAAAGGATACTTTGTTGGGGTATATTATGGAAATGGGCATTGGGAATCCGAACATCGAATATTCTTACCTGATTCATCTTTGGGGTATATTACCCATTGGATGCCGATACCGAAGTTTAACGAATAACGATTATGAAAGCAATAACAATAAAACAACCATGGGCTTTTTTGATAGTTCATGGTATCAAGGATATCGAAAATCGTACTTGGGCGTGTCCTGAGAAATACATAGGGCATAGGGTGTTAATCCATGCGAGTGGAAAACCTGTAGAAACGAGAAATCCTAATAGTGTATTTACTAAAGCTCAATGGGATAGCCTGCCTGTTGAGTTTCAACGAAAAATAATATGTGCAGAGGGCATTGTCAATTCTGCTATCATTGGAAGTGTAGAAATAGTTGGATGCTCTATCAATCATCCTTCTAAATGGGCAGAGAAATCCGATGATAGTAAAGGCTATTATGAAAATCCTATTTATAACTGGGTATTAGCTAATCCAATACTTTTTGAAAGTCCTATTGAGAAGGTAAAAGGTAGACTTTCCTTTTGGGATTATCTTGGTATTAAATAAGTAGAAATTGAACGTTCTGAATGGAAGTATAGAGATAACACTTGAGGATTATACAACCGCTCTTTTCCCTATATTTTTGTCCAGTTGCAATAAATATGGGTATGTGATAATAATAAATCATTTGTTTGTAGAATCAGCTATAAATTCATGAAAAAGAGAGTTAATAGTCTGCATTACGATTTCTTTTTCTGTATCATATCCAGATATAGGAAGTTCGAGGGCAATAATGTTATTGAATATATCAAATTTCTTTAATAAAGAAATTGTTTTGAGAGTTGATTGTGAGCTCATTGAATTGAATAGTATGACTGTTAACTCATCTGAGGATAATTGTGCTCTAAATATTTTAGAATAGTCATTGGGGTATTTAAAATTTTGGATTGAATCCAACAGATAATATATGTTTCTATGGTATTGCCCTAAATATTGTCCATATTGCCCATATAAATAATCTCCGACATTTCTTATGAACTTATAGAGCTGTTGGTATCTTTTTTCTATACAAATTCTATTACATATTGATGCAACAATTATACGATACATTTCATGAATTTTGCTTGACATTATTATGCCTTTTATTTCGTATATAGTATCATAATAATATTTGGGATCCCTACTTTTTAATAATACATTTAATTCTGTAGTTGAGTGAACTCCAAACTTAGTATAAATCTCCAGAAATGCTTGCTCATCTAACTTACTGACTTGTGTTAATTCTGATGGAAATTTTTCTCCATCTTTTATAAAATGATATATTATGTAAGCATAGAATAATGAGCGCGCTTCATGTGCGTATGCTTTGAATGCTTCAATTCCTGTTTTCTCAATTTGGTGTTCAGTATATTTGTTGGTGTCGACTTGATGTTGATATAATCCCAACAAATTATAAAATGTTGATCTTTCATTATCAATTTGTCTACTTATTTGTGAGTCTTTTATTGTATAAAGTACTCCAATGAAAGCAAGTAATCCCGTAATTGAACCTAAATAACTGCCGAAATCAGCAAAATCATTATGATTATAGGACAGTCCGTGATGAAATCTATATACATATACTAATATTAATATTAGAGTAAATATGACTGTTGCAATTAATGCGTATTTGATTATATCTATCTGCGGTCTTTTCATTTTATTTGATTTTATATTTTATACAACTACAAATGTAGTGTATTCTATTTTGAAGTTAATGTTTTTTTGAGTTTTTTACTAACAATATGTTGAATTTGGATATACGAGAGTTTGATATATCCTTTATTTTTTTGTGATGATGAGAAAAATGATTGTAACCGGCAGTGAAGGGTTTATTGGTAAAGCCCTTTGCCGAGAATTAGCTAAAAGAGGTGTTGAAGTCATAGAACTTGATCGAAAGTCTGGTACTGAAGCCACAAAAGTATGTGAGCTCCTGAAAAATGGGGGTATTGATTGTGTGTTCCATTTGGCGGCGCAAACCAGTGTGTTTAATGGAAACCTGGAACAAATCAGGAAGGATAACATTGATACTTTCATGCGAGTAGCTGATACTTGCAATCAAAATCATGTGAAGTTAGTATATGCTAGTTCGTCAACGGCTAATCCGGAGAATACCACTTCTATGTATGGAATAAGCAAGTATTTCGATGAACAGTATGCGTCTATCTATTGTAAGGCTGCGACCGGATGCCGGCTGCATAATGTATATGGACCTAATCCGCGAAAAAGAACTCTTCTCTGGTTCCTGATGGAAAAGGAAAACGTGTCTTTATACAATTGTGGTCAGAATATCCGGTGCTTCACTTACGTAGATGATGTCATCGAAGGGCTTATCTATGCGGTGGGCTGTAACCGTCAGCTAATCAACATCTGCAATGTGCAACCGGTGACTACAATGTATTTTGCTTCTTTAGTAAAATACTACAAACCGATTGAAATTGAGCTGATTAATGAAAAACGGAATTTTGACAATTTCGAGCAATCGGTGAACCGGGATATCTATTTAGTACCTTTGTCTTACACATCTGTTGAGGACGGAGTAAAGAAAATCTTTGATGAAAGGAAAAGGAAAGATATATCGTATTGATGACTGGGATAAGCCGGAAGCGGTGAAATGTAAGAGCTGGTCTCATCAGGAACGGTTATGTGATCTGAAAGAAAAGGTATCACTTCATAAAAAGGGTGATATCTATTACATCTCCCAGTTCACCCGTTCCAAGACTGGTACCAGCTTTTCAGAAATTAAACAGTCGGAGGAACTTGCATCATTCTTTGCAGAGAGAGCGTGTGAGTTTCTCTACCGCTTCCTTGTAGGGGGATGTGAAGGATGGTGTATAGTCACCACACCGCGACGGAGACACTACGAGGGCTTTCATTTTGCAACCTCTATCTGCACGAAAATAGCTGGGGCGGTGAAAATACCATTCTATGAGAATGCAATCCAGTGCCTAACTAAAGATAGATTGAATCCGGAATTTTTTCTTCTTCGTCCGATAAAGGAAAAGAAAATTATAGTGTACGATGACATATTAACAACTGGCAGTACATTACTTGCCACCTATGAGCTTTTAAAAGATAGAGAGCAGCTTCTTTTTCTCATAGGAATAAACAATAATTGATATGGGAAAGCGAGAGGAACCATTAACATTTAAGCAAGAGAAATTCTGTAAATATTACGTTGATACAGAAGGTAATGCAAGTGAAGCATATAGAATGTCTTATAATACTTCCAACATGAAGCCTGAAACGATTTGGAGTGCTGCCAGTAGACTATTAGCAAATAGCAAGGTTAGTACAAGGATAAATGAGATTAAGCAACAGAGGGCGAAAGAGTCTGAAGTAGAGAGGAAAACGGTCGAAAAGGTATTAATGGATATTGTACTCGCTGACCCCGATGATTTGCATTATGTAGACCCTGTTACCGGGAAAACAAAGATGAGAAGTCCGTCCCAACTACCAAAACGTGCCCGTAACGCATTGAAGAAGATACAGAATAAGAGAGGAGAAGTTACCTATGAGTTCAACGGCAAGACAGAAGCGGCCCGGATATTAGGTGCTTGGAATGGATGGGAAGCAGATAAGAATGTCAACATCAAAGGTGGAGACGGAAACAAGGTCAGTGAACTTCGTATTGGCTTTGATGAAAATGATAAATCGGACGAATAGAACAATTTTATAGGCTATTTCCTGTGTTTTCCCTACGGAATAACCTTACTTTTAGAACAATATGGTTATAAATTATAAGAAGCTAAATCCTAACGGATTCTATCTATTGAAGTACTTGAATGATGAGACTATCCGTTTCATTATCTTGTATGGTGGCTCATCTTCCGGTAAGTCGTATAGTGTGGCACAAACAATACTGATACAGACATTACAGGATGGTGAGAACACTCTTGTCATGCGTAAGGTAGGAGCTTCTATTCTCAAAACCATTTATGAAGATTATAAGGTCGCTGCGGCCGGTCTTGGCATATCCCATTTGTTCAAATTCCAACAGAATACTATTAAATGTCTGGTAAATGGTGCGAAGATAGATTTCTCCGGTCTTGACGATCCGGAGAAGATAAAAGGTATCTCTAACTACAAACGTGTTCAGTTAGAGGAATGGTCAGAATTCGAGCATCCGGACTTCAAGCAGCTACGTAAGCGTTTGCGTGGTAAGAAAGGGCAGCAGATTATTTGTACCTTTAACCCGATCAGTGAAAGCCATTGGATAAAGAAAGAGTTCATTGATAAAGACAAATGGCACGATGTGCCGATGTCGGTTACCATTGCCGGCAAAGAGTTGCCGGAAGAACTTACCAAGGTCAAATCCGTAAAGAAGAATGCACCTAGGCAAATACTTAATCTTCGTACTAAGCAAATCGAGGAACAGGCACCTAATACAGTTATTATCCAATCTACCTATTTGAATAATTTTTGGGTTGTTGGTAGTCCTGACGGTACGTATGGTTTCTATGATGAGCAATGTGTTGCCGATTTTGAGTATGATAGAGTTCACGACCCGGACTATTACAATGTGTACGCATTGGGAGAGTGGGGTGTCATTCGTACCGGTAGCGAGTTCTTCGGTTCCTTCAACCGTGGCAAACATTCCGGTGAACATAAGTATGTTCCGGACTTGCCTATTCATATCTCTGTCGATAACAACGTGCTTCCATATATCAGTGTATCATATTGGCAGGTCGATTTCACAACTGGTACCAAGGTTTGGCAATTCCATGAAACGTGTGCCGAAAGCCCGAACAATACAGTTAAGAAAGCTTCCAAGCTTGTTGCAAAGTATCTGAAATCTATCCAATATTCTGATAGGTTATATGTACATGGTGATGCCTCAACAAAGGTGGCCAACAGCATTGATGATGAAAAACGCTCTTGGATGGACTTATTCATAGACACATTACAAAAAGAAGGGTTCGAGATTGAAGATAAGGTAGGCAACAAGAATCCGAGTGTCGCAATGACCGGTGAGTTTATCAATGCTATCTTTGATTGTACTGTTCCCGGCATAGAGATATACATTGACGAATCATGTTTGGTATCTATCGAGGACTACATGAGCGTACAGAAAGATGCTAACGGTGCCATTCTTAAAACCAAGGTCAAGAATAAAACTACCATGCAGACATATGAGGAACATGGTCATTTATCCGATACGTTTCGCTATGTTGTTGTGGATTTGTGTAGTGAGCAGTATATAGAGTTTAGTAACCGGCGAAAAAGGAACTTGTATGCTTGTAATGGCACTATTAATTTCTTCAATCCAGATACCGAATGTAAATACACTAAGAAGATTCTATATGTGATGCCGAATGTTAATGGGAAATTTGTCCTTATACAAGCGTTTAGATGTGGAAATAAATGGCATGTTGTTGATGTCGTATTTATGGATACTATTTCAACAGAAGATATACGTTCTTCTATTTTGTCCCATGAATCTGATTCATGTGTAATTGAATGTACGGATGCTTATTTTCCTTTTATTCGTGAACTCCGTTCTAGTACAAACAAGGAGATTCGTGTAATGAAAGAGTTTCCGGATGTAGACAAGCGTATTGCTGCAACATCTGATTACGTGAAAAATAGTATTCTTTTTTCTGCATCAAAAGTAGAATCTGATACGGAATATGTTGCCTTCATGAATAACCTGATGGATTATAATAAAGATAGTGAAACAAAAGAGGCCAGTGCTGTTTTGAGTGGGCTAGTACAGTTCGTTGTAAAATTAGGTTTGAATTGATTTGTGCTTTATGTATTTGAAAATAAATGTGTTATACTAAAATTACTATGCTCTCGTAATTTCAAGATTTTAGGGTTTTGGAAAACGGTTTTCCTTTTTACTTAGTTTTGCTCAAAAAGGAACCCAATGAATATTTTTTTTGATAATTTATTTGGAAAGAAATCTAAGACTAAAGGTGAAGTTGAAATAGTTACTTCATCTGAAAATAAGGATATAGATACTCAAAGTGGCAAGGCTGAAAAATGGTCAGTTGCATACATTGAGGACCTTACTAGTCCTATTGTAGCGGGTAGTAACTATCTAACACTATTCAGTACGATACCTGAAGTCTTTTTCCCGATCGATTATATTGCATCGCGAATTGCAGGTGCTAATTTTCAATTGAAGAAAACTAAGGATGACAGTATAGTATGGGCGAATAAACGAATGAATGGCATACTTAGTCGTCCTAATTGTTTGATGCGTTGGAAAGAATTGATTTATCAGCACCATATTTATAAATTGTGTACAGGGAATAGCTTTATTCGTGCCGCTATGCCTGATGTCTTTTCTACAGCTGAAAAATGGAGATATTGCGATAATTATTGGGTGCTACCTTCTGATAAGACTATTGTAGAACCTGTTTACGGGAATATGCCATTGTTTGGCATTGCCCAAACAGAAGATATTATTCGTAGCTATCGTTTGGAGTATGGTTGGAATGGTAGTTTGGAAATTCCTCCATACCAAATATGGCATGATAGAGACGGAAGTGCAGAGTTCTATTCAGGGGCTATGTTCTTGAAGTCCAAAAGTCGTCTTGCTTCCCAAAATAAGCCAATGTCAAATCTAATAGCTGTATATGAAGCTAGAAATGTGATTTATGTAAAGCGGGGTGGATTGGGCTTTATTGTAAGTAAGAAAACTGATGCTACCGGTTCAATAGCGTTGACTGACGATGAAAAGGAACAGCTTTTGAAGCAAAATTTTGAGAAGTATGGTGTAAGGAAGGGCCAAGTACCTTATGGTATTTCAGATGCAGATATTGACTTTGTTCGTACTAATCTTTCTATTGCAGAGTTACAGCCGTTTGAAGAGACTTTGGCTGATGCAATAAATATTGCAGGGGCATACGGCATCCCTGCCGTTCTTGTTCCGCGAAAAGACCAGTCCACATTTAGCAATCAGGCTACTGCTGAAAAGAGCGTATATTGTTCAACTGTTATTCCTATGGCCAAACAATTCTGCAAGGATTTTACAGCTTTCCTTGGTCTTGAAGGAGGGGGATATTATTTGGATTGTGATTTCTCTGATGTTGACTGCTTGCAGGAAGGCTTGAAAGAATCCGAGGACGTAAAGACAAATATAAATAAACGTTGTCGGGAACAATTCTCATGTGGGCTTATAACACTCAATGACTGGCGTGCCCAAATAGGTGAAAGTATGATAGAAAATCCTCTGTTTGACAAATTGAAATTTGATATGTCAGATGAGGAACTGGATAAAGTAAATCGAGTTTTTAACACTAAAAGTGGAGATGAAAAAGATGGAAGAGAAAATCAAAAGCCTTCAGTACAAGACAAAGGCAAATGATGTTGATGAGAAGGGTATCGTTACCGTTGCGGTGAACGGTATCGGTGTGAAGGACTCACAAAATGACATATCTATGCCCGGGTCATTCAACAAGACATTGAAAGAAAATATTGGCCGGATGCGTTGGTTCCTGAATCATCGTACAGACCAGTTGTTAGGTGTTCCGTTGAGTGGTAAGGAAACAGAAGGTAACTTGGTTATGGTTGGTCAGTTGAATCTTGAAAAACAGATTGGACGTGACACGTTGGCTGATTATAAGCTGTTTGCAGAGAATGGAAGAACCCTTGAACATTCTATCGGAGTAAAAGCCATCAAAAGGGATTCTGTCGATCCCTGTAAGGTGCTTGAATGGCGTATGATGGAATATTCAACATTGACAAGTTGGGGGAGTAATCCACAGACTTTCCTTGTGAATATTAAGTCTGCTACTGCCGACCAGGTAAAGGAGGCTGTTGATTTCGTTCGGAAAGCATTCTTGCAGCATGGATATAGTGATGAACGTTTAAAAGGATACGATATGGAATTAAGTTTGTTACTGAAGAGCCTCAACGGTGGTGCCGTTGTCTCATGTCCTCATTGTGGTCATCAATTTGATTATGATGCAGAAACAGAGCATACCTTTGCCCAACAGGTATTAGATTATGCTGCTGATTATCAGAGATGGATAACACAGGACATTGTAAGGGAAGAAATGGAGAAGCTCACTCCGGAGATTAGAACCCAAGTAATTTCTCTTATTGATTCTGTCAAATCAGAAAAGAAAGAATTTACTCAAAAGGGTCTGCAAGACCTTATGAATTATGTAAGATGTCCCCACTGTTGGGGAAAAGTATATCGTTCGAATGCTATTCTGCAAAACACTTCTGAAGATACCACCGGAAAAAATGAGCCGTCTGTTGACACTCAAGAAAAGAATGACGGGGAAAATGGGAACGATGAAGTAACGACTAAAGCCGCTGATAATGGCACTTTACTCGATTTCAAGAGTTTGAATAGCTGTTTCGAGAATAAATAACTTAAAATTTAAATTTTATGCCAATTAGAAAATTTACAGTATCAGATTTTAATCTGAAAACGGACGGCTTGCCGGCAGAACAGAAGGCGTTTATGGAAAACATCGTCGGCATGATGTGTGAAGTAGTAAACAAGTCCCTTGAAGGAATTGCATCACCGGATGAGGTATCAAAACAGTTTGACGATATTAATAAATTGCTGAAATCCTATGACAATGAGAAGTTTCAGCAATTGGTTAAAGACAATGAAGAACTCGTTGCCCAGGTAAAGACCCTTGGAGAAAGTATTGAGAAAATGAAACAAAAGGGCTTGTCTATGAATGCTATCAACAAGTTCGATGAGAAGTTGAACGAGATGCTTGATTCTGAAAAATTCAGAGATTTCGCAGAAGGAAAAACACGCAAATCAGGAGAATTTGACGGCTTCTCCTTGAAAGATGTCGTTTCCATGACTGACAATTACACTGGTGATTTGTTGATAACTCAACAACAGAAACGTGTTGTGACTCAGGTTGCCAACAAAAAGTTGCATATGCGTGATGTATTAACGACGCTGACAGCTGATCCTGCATATCCTCAACTCGCCTATGCGCAAGTATATGCTTTCAACCGCAATGCCCGTTTTGTAACAGAGAACGGTCGTTTGCCTGAATCAAGCATCAAGGTAAAAGAGATACAGACAGGAACTAAGCGCCTTGGTACTCATATTCGTATCTCAAAACGTATGTTGAAATCAAGAGTGTACATTCGTTCCTACATCTTGAACATGCTTCCTGAAGCTGTTTGGATGGCAGAAGACTGGAACATCTTGTTTGGTGACGGTAACGGTGAGAATTTGCTTGGTATTATTAATAATACTGGGGTGACTTCTGTAGAGAAGATTATCAGTACAGCCATTGTTACAGGTGCTGCCGGTGCTGTAAAAGCTATTACCGGATATAACGGTGATAAGGATGTGATTGTAGAGTTTGCAGAACCACAGGATTTGATTCTTGATGGAATGAGCATCACGTTCGCCGGTGCCGCTGTTCTTACAGAACTGAACAAAACACACGCTCTTGTGAAAATGGAAGATGGTCGTATCCTTATTCCTGGCGTCGCGTTCTCCGGTGCTGAAACGGCTACGGATAAAATGACATTCAGTGTTCATGAAGCCGGCTTTAAGAACATTGAGGAACCCAACTCTGAAGATGTAGTGAAAACAGCTTTCGCCGCAATGACATATGCCCAGTATTTCCCGAATGCTATTATTCTTAATCCAATGACTGTTAACGGTATGGAATCAGAGAAAGATACGACAGGACGTAATCTTGGTATCGTTAAAATGGTTGATGGGGTGAAATATATTGCCGGTCGCCCGATTATCGAGTACGGTGGTATTCTTCCCGGTAAGTATCTTTTGGGTGACTTCAACCAAGCCGCAAATTTGGTTGATTATACCACTTTGACACTTGAATGGGCTGAAGATGTGGAGACCAAGCTTTGCAACGAGGTTGTATTGATGGCACAAGAAGAAGTTATCTTCCCGATTTATATGCCGTGGGCTTTCGCTTATGGGGATTTGGCCGCATTGAAGACTGCAATAACTAAAGCGTAGGATTATGGATTACATACTTAGAGGTAACGATAAGGATGTAACCAATGTGCTTAAAGAGCAACGCATTCGGATTAATAGAGGGATGATTCAACTCATCCCTATTTCCGAATGTGGTCTTGTTACAGAAGAAGATGCCCGAAAGACATTGGAATGTATGCTTGCAGAGAAAAATGAAGAGATTGGCAGGCTTACTGCATCCATTGCAGAGAAAGATAAGACAATTGTTGAACTGACAGAAGAGCGTGAAACAATGAAAGCTCGCATTGCAGAACTTGAAGTACAGGTGCCTTCTGATGAAAAGAATCTTTCGGTTGCCGATTCAAAAGATTTGCAAGAGGAGGATGCCAAGGAGGTAACTGTTACAGATGATAAAGCCGTTTCCGTGGAAGATGAAAAGAAAACCGGGAAAGGCAAGACTTCTAAATAACTATCGCTATGTTGATTGATGTTTCATATTTTACGTCAGGTCCCAGGCATATTGAGAATGTTTCGGTCGCTGAAATGCCTTCGCCTCAATCTCTTGCTGTGAATGAGGTGATAAATGGGTATATTAAGGCATTTCAGCCCGAATTTCTCCGGAATGTTGTTGGTGTGACTCTTTCCCAAGCTATCACAGATTATTTGGAGCTTATTGAACGGGAAAAGGAAGATTCTTCAAATGAAGTTGATATTTCAGAAGAGAAAGAAGAACCCCAGTCCGGATATGCAATATTGTGCGAGAAGCTGTGTGAACCGTTCGCTGACTATGTCTTTTATCATATTCTTCGTGACGCAAACACACAGGCTACAATAACCGGGCTTGTCCGTTTGAAATGTGCTAATGAATATGTAGCTCCTTTGAAGAGACAAGTAAGCACATGGAATAGCATGGTAGAGAAGAACAAACAGTTTGTTGAATGGGCTATGTCGAATGATTGTCCTTTTGATGTGAAAATAACCAAGAATCTTTTGACCCCAATTAATGCTTTCAATTTATGATAGATTTAGATATAACAGAACTGTTTGAGGAGATTGTAAAGGAACTTCCAGAAGGGCTTGAAATCCTCTATCCAAATGGGAAAGGGGGAACTAAAGTAGTGAAGTCCCCAAGGTTGAATTACATCTTCGGTAGCAGTCAATATATCAAAGATATTTTAGATGAATACAGTAAGTCTTCTGCCCAGTCTGAAAGGAAGTTTCCATTGGTTGCACTATTCACTCCAATAAGTGAAGATAGAGGTGACGCGGATTATTTTTCAAAAGCAAAGGTTTCGTTAATTATAGCATGTTCTTCTTGTAAAGAGTGGAGCAATGAGATGCGCAGAACCACATCTTTTAAAAATATCCTTCGGCCAATCTATAAACGTTTATTGGAAGTATTATATGAAGATTCTCGGTTCGACTGCGACTATGACGAAAAAGTGAAACATAGTTATTCAGAAAACTATTCATATGGCAGATACGGAGCCTATACAGATTCCGGTGAGGCTGTGAGCGAGCCGATTGATGCCATAAATATACGCTCGATGGAAATAAAAATTAATAATCTTAATTGTAGAAGAAAATGAGAAAGATTAGAACGTGTAAGGGTTCCCGGATGAACACTGGTAGTTCTGCTTGTAGCATTGACTGGAAAAAAGTCAAAGGTGCTATCTTGACAGAACATGGTGTCAAACTCCCTGCTGATATAACAGGTGAGAAGTTGCTCGAATTGTGCCATGCAGACCGTCCCGGGCGTATTTACCCTATTTTGCCATTCCTGGAGTATGCCAAGAATGGTGGAGAGCCCCAAGTTAATGCTGTAGGGTACGGTGCAAGTGAATACAACGGGCTTAGCGCTCAAACAGACACCTTCACTTTGAAGAAATTTGATGAGGTTTTGAATGCCCAGCTTCTGAAATGTGCCAATAAAGGATGGGACGTTTACTTTTGGAATCAGGATAATATGTTGATCGGTTATAATGATGACACTGATATCCTTGCCGGTATTCCGATGTCTACTGTTTACCCGACCGTGACACAGTACCCGACCAGTAGTGCTAAGTCTGCGATGACTGTTAGTTTTTCACATGAAGATGTGGAAGACAGCCAATTGCACTTTGACTACGTGCAGTTAGACTTCAATCCCAAGAATTTCGTTAAAGGCTTGGTTGATGTTGTGTTTCAAAAGTTGGAGGCCGAAAATACTTACAAAATAGTTGAAGTTGTTGGTGGTTATGACCGTACAGAAGAATTTGGCAGTCTTATTGCTGATGGTGCTGCTGAAGTTATGAATAACGTAACTTCTGCTACATATTCGGATGGTATCATTACCATTGTTCCTAAAGCCGGGGCGGTTCCTTCGTTGAAAGCTCCTTCTGTATTGTATGAAAAAGGAATCAGAGGTATCGAGCAGGTGTCATGAAGGTAGATAATGTTACGTTCGTCGAGGTTGCTGTGAAGGGCATGACGAAGGAAGAGTTTATTAATGCACACATTAAAGTCGTGTGGCAGGAACTGAAGGAAGCTGACCGCAAGAAGAAGCTCTCGGAAGTGTACGATGCGATAACTAAGTAACCGACGGGCTGGGGTGTGATTACAGCCCGGCCCGTTATATTTTTACTGTATGGCAGATTTTGATGAATTACATAGAGTTATTCATTCCATTGCATCCGGGTTTGAAGAGGAATGTATTAGGTGTATGGAAGAACATAAGAATGTGCTCGTTGATTGCATTCAGGAGCAATTATATTCCGGTCTGGACGGTACTGAACATCTATTGAATCCTGATTATGATACTGACACCTATTTTAACGAGCCCGGTCCTTGGCAGAACCGTGCGGAACAATATAAACGATGGAAGGAGAGGATAACTCCACCTCTTAGAAGTGAGATGCTTTATTTGCCACCGCGTCCGGTTGAGGTACCTAACCTCTTTATTACTGGTACTTTCTATGATAGCATAACTGCCGATAGAATTGATTCCGGGCTTCGATTCTCAACGAAAGGATTTACGGACGGTAGTTCTATTGAGAAGAAATACGGTGAGCAGATTTTAGGCATTGGTGATACAGCTAAAGAGTACTTCAATATTATGTATCTCCGTCCCTGGATGGAACGTTTCTTTTCAGAATGTGGATATCGGTAGAAAATGGCTTGTAGTTGCGAAATAAAAAAGATGCAGAGTGAACTGGAACGTATCAGTGATCTTGCAAAGAAAGCAGCTGTCTTAGATGGCTGCATGTATGTCGTTTATCAGAAAGAAGATGGTACCTATGCTTTTGATAAACTTGGAGTTGAGATAAAAGGAAAGATTGTTGAATATAGACATTACCTGTAATTATGGCAGATTTAAAATTAAAAGATTTCGTTGAAGATAGTGAGATTCAAAAGTTGATTGAACTTGATAATACTATTGGTAAAGTAAGGGAAACTTATAAAAATGCAGCTATTGAGCTTGCAAAAGGTCTAAAGATAAATGTGGACGGCATCGCTGACTTGGAGAAGTTAGGTAACATTTATAATACTCAAGTTAAAGTTGCAGGTTCTGCATCTAACGAATTAACAGAGGCTCTTAGAAAACAGTCTGAAATAACCCAAGCCGTAAGCAAGAGGATAGAGGAAAAGTTAAATGTAGAAAAACTGTCTTCTGCTGAATTAAAGAAACTCACTAAGGCTAATCAAGATAATGCTGTGTCCTTGGAAAAAGCAGCTAAAGCGGAAGCTAACTTGACAAAAGCGCAGAATGTCGGTAATACTACTCGTAAGAAAGCTGTTCTATCTGAAGAAGAACGTTTAAAGATTATCCGGTCGGCAATAATACTAACTAATCAGGAAGTACACAGCCGTTCCCAGGCAAAGGAAATGAATAAGCAGCTTCAAAAGGCTGTTGATTTACTGAAAGATACAGATGAAAACTATATTCGTACTCTCGCTCGTCTCAATTCTACAATCGGAATCAATACCGATTACATAAAACGTAACTCTGACCGGTACTCACAACAGAAAATGACTATCGGAGCTTATAGAGAAGAGATTAAAGCCGCAGCGTCTGATATATTGAAAGGAAATGTGTCTCTTAAAAATATGGGTGATTTGGCAAAAAGTACTGGTGGTTATTTGAAATCGAGTATGGGAGCCGGACTTTCAGAGGTAAGGGTTGGGGTTGGTTCCATGATAAAGGGAATGATTGGAGCACAAGCTGTGATAGCAGGTATACAGAAAGTGATAAGTCTGTTTAAATCCGGGGTTAATTCAATTATTGATTTTGAAGCTGCAAATAGTAAGTTGTCCGCCATTCTTGGTACGACCTCTAAAAATATTAAAGAATTGACAGCTGACGCTCAAAGATTGGGAGCGGCAACGAAATACACAGCATCCGAAGCTACTAATTTACAGATAGAACTTGCTAAACTTGGCTTTACAAGAAAAGAAATTCTTCAATCTACGGAAGGAATTTTAAAATTCGCCCAAGCTACCGGTGCAGACCTTCCAGAATCTGCCGCTTTGGCTGGAGCCGCATTGAGGATGTTTGACGCAGACACCAAGGAAACTGATAGATATGTATCTGCAATGGCTATTTCCACGACAAAAAGCGCATTGTCATTTTCTTATCTTGCTACTGCGTTACCTATAGTAGGACCAGTCGCAAAGGCTTTCAATTTTACCATAGAGGATACTTTGGCATTGGTTGGAAAGCTTGCAGATGCCGGTTTTGACGCATCTTCTGCTGCCACCGCAACACGTAATATATTTTTAAACTTGGCTGATAGCGGTGGAAAGTTGGCGAAAGCTCTAGGAAAGCCTGTAAAGACATTACCTGAATTGATAGACGGATTGAAGTCACTAAAAGAAAAAGGGGTTGATTTGAATACAACTCTTGAACTCACCGATAAACGTAGCGTTGCTGCCTTTAATGCTTTTCTTACCGCTGCTGATAAAATATTGCCGCTTAGAGAACAAATAACTGGTGTTGAGAGTGAATTGGATGATATGGCTAAAACGATGGGCGATAATGTTCAAGGAGCTATTGCCGGTTTATCATCTGCTTGGGAAGCGTTGGCTCTGTCTTTTTCAAATTCAAAAGGATGGATGAAAGAGGTTATCGATTGGTTGGCGAATCGCGTTAGAGAAATAGCGGATTCTATTAAAGATATTGATGACAGGTTATCAGGTATAAGTAATACATCAGTTAAACAAGGAGAAGATACTTATGATACACACCTTTTGGAATTAAGAGTCACTTATAACAAGAGAATGAAGGAACTTATGGATGCAGGTGATACACAAGAACAGGCATCTTTGAAGGCTATGAAAGAAATATCCTCTCAAAAAGTCGAAATATCAGAGACCGAATTAAAGCAATTAGAGGACTTGAGAAGTAAAGCTTTGGAGCAAGGTCGTAAATATGGAAAAGAAGCAGGGTTCTCATGGAAAAAGTTTTTAGGACTTGGTGATAATGGTCTTAGAAATACCAAAGATGTTGATGATGCAATGAATAAGATGATTGAATTTCAAAATCAATATCAGATTTTTCAGTATAATATATCTAAAAAAGAGGCTCGTAATTCGGCTGTAGATGATTTTTTAAAAGGCGTACAAGAATCCACGGAAAAAGCTACTAAAACGACAAAAGAATTGACTGATAAAGAAAAACGTGAACAGGAAAAAGCAGCCAAAGAAAAACTGAAGATTCGTGAAACTTATCAGGAATCAGAACTAGCTCTTATGGATGAGGGACTGGAGAAAGAACTTGCTAAAATTGGTGTTGCTTACTCGAAGAAGATTGCTGCCGTCAAGGGTAATAGCAAAGAGGAAATTGCCACACGCCAGAATTTAGCTAAGGAAATGCAGGAGAAGTTAGATGAGTTTACTATTAAGTATAATTCTGATCGTGAGAAAAAGGATGTTGAGAACGCTCTTGCTGTTGTAAAAAAGGGGTCCCAGGAAGAACTTGATTTGAAATTGCACCAGTTGGAGTTGCAACGTGAAGCAGAAATTGATGCAGCGGAGAAAACAGGTGAAGATGTTTTTCTCATTGACGAAAAATATGCAAAAAAGAAACAAGAACTTAACGAAAGACATGCATCCGATCAGGTGCAGTTAATTGCAGAGAATGCAGCGCATGAGCAGGAAATCCGGGATGCTGCATATGTTATGGATACGCTTGCTCTTAAAAAACAGTTAGCTTCTAAGGAAATAACCCAGCAGGAGTATGCAGAACTTGAATATCAGCTAAAATTAAACTATGCACGTAAAACTACTGAAGCAGCTATTGATGCTTTGGAGTCCGAACTTGCTACTGCCAATTTGAGTACGGATAAAAGGGAGAAACTAGAGGAGAAACTTGCTAAATTGAAAGCAGACCTTGCCCAAAAAGAAGCAGAAGCGGAGATTGAGGCTATCAATAAGGTTACTAAAGCGGATGAGAAAGCTCAGAAAGAGCGTCAGAAAAACTTGAAAAAGTGGCTTCAAACTGCATCTCAAGCTGTGGGGACCATTGGAAACTTAGTCTCTTCTATTTATGATGGACAGATTCAGAAAATAGAGGAAGAACGGGAAGCCAATGAGGAAAAGTATGATGAGGATATTGAACGAATAGAGAACTTAGCAGAATCGGGGGCCATATCTGAAGAGGAAGCAGAAGCTCGTAAGCGTGCGGCCAAGGAAAGAACTGAAGCTAAGAATGCCGAACTTGAAAAACAAAAACAAGAAATGGCACGTAAACAAGCCATTTGGGAAAAGGCGGCTAGTGTCGCTCAAGCTGGAATAGCCACTGCACTGGCAATAACTGAAGCTTTACCGAATATTCCTTTATCTATTGTTATTGGTGCCATGGGAGCAATTCAGGTTGCAACTATTCTTGCAACTCCTATTCCTTCCTATGCAGACGGTACTAAAGGTAATGATAGGCATCCCGGCGGTACCGCTTTAGTTGGTGATGCCGGTAAACATGAAGTTATCATGTATTCCGGAAAAGCATGGATTACTCCTGATGCTCCAACTTTAGTTGATATTCCTAAAGGTGCACAAGTCTTTCCTGATGTTGATAAGGTAGATATCTCTAATTTTGATATGCCGGATTGGGACTTTCCTACATTTTCACCGACATATTTTGCATCTTCTTCCGGTGACACTATTGTTTTCAATGATTATTCCCGATTAGAAAAAAGGGTTGATAGAACAAATTTTCTTTTGATGAAGAGTCTTAAAATGCAGCGTCAGGATGCTTCTAACCGTGAATTTGAACTGTATAAGTTATCTAAACTGAAATAGTCATGATTGAAAGATTAAATCAGATAACATTGAATGATTTCATTGAGCTTTCATGCGGAAACTATGCTTGTTTGCTTTCGGGTCGCGAATTTGTGTCAGAGAGCACGCTTAAAGAGATAGCATCTAAATTGCTCATTGAATACAGAAGTATTGTTAATCCTTCAAATATGAAGGCTATGGTAATGGACAAAGAGGATATGCTGAAAGAACGTGCCAAACTATTGAGTCTTCGTATTTGTCAGGCTCTTGTTTCTCTTGGCTTTTATGATGATGTTCGTCAGGTATTGGACCAGCTAAATGTAGATACCCGAAATATGAGTGATGAACAAGTAATATCGAAGATTGATTATTTACTTCATTCTGCAATTTTTGAGCAAAAACGGAATGAGGAAAGACGCAGTGAGGAACATAAAGGAAGTAAGGCTACTCCTGAACAAATTCGTTCTTCTTTTGATGCTGAGATTGCTTTTCTAATGACATTCTTTAAAATGAGTATTGATTCCCGCGTAATTAATGCTGCTGTCTATGCGAATATCGTTCATCAAGCTGATGTTGAAATATCGATCAGAAAAAGAAGCACATGATAATATTGGTATTACATATATGCTGTAATTCGATTAATTTTTAATTAAAGCGAATTATTTCATACAGTCGTTTGTACATCTCCTTTAGAATCACAAACGACTTTTTTATGAATAAGAAAAACAGCATCCATTGTATAAATAGGCATTTATACAATGTTTTATTGTCAGAATTACGTACATTAGAGACGAAGTGTAATCGGATAACAGCAGAAGTGTCCGAGGTAAAAAAAATGATTGCCTTATTGCCCCCCGATATAGGCACTCTTATTAGTTCAATCGAGCGTTCTGCTAAGGAAATGCACGAACAAAGTATCATGCACCGGAAATATGTGGAAAGGTGCATTAATGGCGAACCGAAGATACACCTAATAAGGAGGGCTGACAATGGACTTTGAAAAGGAATTATCAGAAATATATCCTTGGATATTAAAGGTGGCAAGAAAATTCTGCTGTTCCATGCAAGATGCTGAAGACTTAGCCGGTGATACAGTTTATAAGCTACTTGTGAATCGTGATAAATTTGATTGTTCTAAACCGCTTCAACCGTGGTGCCTTATTATAATGAGGAATACTTATATAATAAGATACAATAGAAATTCCCTTATACATTTTACAGGGCTTGATATAGTAGACAGAAGTGCCACTTCTAACTGTACAACTCATTCAATACTGTTTGATGATTTGGTTTCCATAATACAACGGTGTGCTAAAAAATCCCGTTGTATTGATAGTGTGATGTATTATGCTAGTGGGTATTCTTATGATGAGATAAGTGAAATCTTGAACATTCCTGTTGGAACTGTAAGAAGTCGTATTTCTTCCGGTCGGAAGTTTCTGCTTCATGAAATTGGATATTGATGATCGATTAAAAGTGTATGGAAATAACTTTTTTCATAAATATAGCAAAATAGTTATATTTTTATTTGGTGGTTTATAGCAAAAACGCTATATTTGTATCGTCTTAAATAAACGGTCTTTTACATTATGAAGTACAATCAGTTTTTTGCGGAACTTACCGCAGCAGGTTGTTACGTTCTTAGGCATGGGGCTAATCATGATATTTGGTACAGCCCCAAGACAGGAAACAAATTTGCCCTGTCAAGGCACGGCAAACAGGAAGTGCCTACCGGAATGGAACGTAAAGCAAGAAAGGTTCTTTTGGGGGAGTAATCCCCCTACCTTTTGCGCTTCATGGTTGAAAACTGTTTTTGTTGGGGCAATGGGGTACGGTAATAGTGCCGTACTCCTATTTTAATTCAATAGATATGAAAGTAACTGTAATCATGGAAAAGGCGAGCGATGGGTATTACTCATGCTTTGTTGAGGAAGATTTACCCGGATTTGGTTTGGCAGGGTATGGAAATACGGCAGAAGCAGCCAAAGAGGATATGATGAAAGCGTATGAGGAAATAAAGGAGATGCAGGCAGAAGAAGGCAAGGAAGTGCCAGAATTGGAGTTTATCTACAAATATGATATGCAGTCTTTCTTCAACTATTTCTCATTCCTGAATGTTACTAAGGTTGCAGAGTTGGCAGGTATCAATGCTTCATTGATGAGACAATATACTTCCGGTGTGACAGCAGCCGGACAAAAACAATATGATAAGATACGGGTAGCGGTGGAACGTATATCTAAAGAACTTTCCGCAGCTACTTTCTAAAGATAGTGTACCGCTGTGAAGCGAGACCGTTTTAAGACAAAGGCAGGCTCCGTTCCTTTATATATGGGTTCGGAGCTTTTTTATGAAAGTATTAATTTGTAAATTGAGAATGCAGAAAGTCATAATTATTTTATGTTTTATATATTGCGTTGAAAAATAAGTAGTTATGTCTTGCTTTTGCAAAATGCAATTTTCAAGAATTTAGCCAATCGGGAAACCGGTTGGCTTTTTCTATATATTTGCTCGTGAACGTTCAAAAGGAGTTAAAATGCTTTGTAAATATGTACTTACCGTTGATAGTATTTCTTATGATATTCCCAAATCTTGTATTCAGAATTGGGATGAAATAAAGTTTTCCCGTAAACGCTCCGGACTTGAAGGAATAACTAGAACCTTTACTTCAAAATTCCAGTTTGTGGGAGAAGCCTATGATCTCATATTGGAGGAGTATCTGAGCAAATACCTGGCTTCTAATGCTAGTATCACTGTTTATACTATAACTAATTCTCATACTTATGAAGAATTCTTCAGTTGCCGGTTGGATTTCGGTTCATTGACCTATGATGGAAATACTGTTTCTATTAATTCGATAGATGATAGTGTCGCTAATATCATAAAGGCTAACAAAGGAACGCAGTACGAATATTCGGTAGATGAGATAAAAGATGTATATCAGCTTTATTATGATTCTGTAAGTATGAATTATAGTCAACCGCATACATTAGGTGGTAATACTGTAGAAAATGATGCTTCTTTGCAATATATTGTAATTGACAAAGGAATATATGTAGAAGCTATAACATATTCGCTTCCCTTATATATTTCAGGTGGTGAACTTCCGTCACGGGATTCACCTCTTGAGTTTTATGATGCACCACAGGAATCGAAAGATGATCCAAATGTATTTGTTAAAGCCTTGTCCGACATTGATATAGTATTGAATTTTAGTTTTGAATACTATATCAGTTATAGTGATGCGTATACAACTAAAGCTGAAATTGTTCTAGGTGGGCGTTACGAAGATGGTCGTTTAGTCGAGTTGAAAAGATGGGGGTATAATAAGGGGGATGTTACTCCAAGTAATCTGAATGAATCCATCAAGATTCATCTGACTAAAGGGCAGGCTTTATTTTTTGATTTGAAGGTAACATTTAACAGAGTTAATGCTTCTACTGGCAATATTTATTTTCGTAATTTCAAATTTGAGACACGCTTTACTTCTCGAGCTAACCCTATCTATGTGGATGCAATAAGACCTATTGATGTGTTAAACCGATTGCTTAAAAGCATGAATGGTGGAAATGAAGGTATCTATGGTGAAATAGCTTCAGGTGTTGATGAAAGGTTAGATAATTGCGTGATATTAGCTGCTGAAAGTATTCGTGGAATCCCCCAAGCTAAGCTATATACTTCTTATACAAAGTTTAAAAACTGGATGGAAACAGTTTTTGGCTTTGTGCCTGTGATCAATGGTGTCACTGTTTTTTTTAAACACCGGGACAAATTGTTTAGTGATAACAATGTAAAGGATTTAAACAGCAGCTTTTCTAGTTTTGAGTATAAGGTTGATTCATCAAGAATATATTCTTTGGTTAGGGTAGGATATGATAAACAGGACTATGAAAGTATGAATGGTCGTGACGAATTCCGATTTACTACTGAATATACTACTGGCATTGATATAACTGATAATGTATTAGAGTTGATTAGCCCTTACCGTGCTGATGTTTATGGAATTGAATTCTTATCGCAAAAGAGAGGCCAAGATACAACGGATAGTGAAAGTGACAATGATGTGTTTTTTGTTTGTGCCAGTACTACATTACATGATAATGGCGGAGTACAAACATATAAAGAGTATAGGCTTATAAGGAGCGGTTGGGAAATAAGTGGTGTACTTGATCCTGAAACGATGTTTAATACCATGTATTGGCAAGGAGGCATATTGCAAGCAAATGCCGGCTATATTGGTATGTTCACTAAAAAACTATCTTATTCTTCTTCTGACGGTAATAGTGATGTTGTTGTCAATGGTATAGGAATGAAAGATGATTTTAACGTTGAAAGTGGTATTATAACTTGTGGAGATGTTTCTTTCACAACTTATGATGAAGATATTCCACCAACAGATGACGAAACGATTAAAATCTTAAAAGATGATCTGGTTTACGAGGGCTACATCAAAGAGGTAAGTAGTACAGTTGAGAGAAACGAGGGAGTGAAGTATGATTTATTTGTCCGTTCAATAACAAAAGCCTAGAATATGATTATAAGCCCGTTTACCCCGCTGTTTTTTTCTCCGTCTACCGATAAATTTGGAGCGAAGAGTAAATATGTGCAATTATTCGCACGTACAGACAGGATTTTTGTTGAATTGATTTTGACAGCCAAAGAGCAGGAGCCTATAGTTTACATTAATAATCTTTTAAGTAATATATCTACACCTGTATCATTAAGCTCATGGAAGATGAATGATGATAAGATTCTTTATTTCTATAACATTTCATTGCTTCCATGTGGATACTATACTGTAACAGTTAATGGGAATACGAGTGAGATTTTTAAAGTTACAGATGATGAATGTGAGTTATCAGAAACCAGCCTTATCCAGTATTCAATGAAAGATAATAAGCAGCGTCTTGATGCTGTCTGGTGGATAGATGGGATGCAATACTTTTTTGATTTTCGCGTTCCTGGTGGTTTCAAAGATAACGGATGGACGTTCGGTGTGGATAATGAGCAGTTCGTGACTTCCGATGAGGATATTGTTGAGCTGTTCAGCCATGAATATACAACAGTATTATTTACGCTTGGAAATGGAATGGGATGCCCTGTGTGGTTTGCAGAATTACTGAATCGGGTATTATGCTGTAATTACGTCTACTTTGATGGTGTTCGATATACCAGAAAGGAAAGCAATGTTCCAGAACTTAACCAGCAAATAGAGGGATTGAAGAGTTTTGTATTCAATCAAATGCTACAGAGGGTAAGAACGATCAATCCTGTTTTGGAATGGAACAACCAAATGTCTATAAGAAGAATTCAAAACGATACTTATAGGATAACATCTGATAGTGGAGAGTTGAGGAGCATAAAGTCTGGTGGTGAAGCTGTAGAAGAGTATACGTCAGTAATCACCGGTAAGTTGTATGTGCATTATCAGAAGATTATGACTAGTCTTTTTACATCTCATAATTATAGTTGTAAAGTGATTTTAGATAAACCTGCTAATAGTGGGGTGACGTTCATGATACCTTTTAATCTCACAAGCGCTGGTGTTGTAACTTCGGAAGTTAATCAGATTACAGTTGCCTTGGGAGGTTATTCGAGTGAAGTTCAATTCTCTCAAAAGGGAAGTTCATACGATATTGATTTATTATCAGGAGGTATATTAGAGTTCTTGAAAGGAACTGATGATAGGACTTATTATGAGGTGAATTGGGACGGTGAATTTGTTGATACGTTACCAGTTGCTTCCGATGAAAATTCTGATCCGTCATCAAATTAATATAATAGTTTTAAACAATAAAGATAGAATAAAATGACAGAGTCAGAGAAACAACAAATTATTAACCTTGTGCTACAAGCGCTGAAGACAAACAGTCTTACAATAGAGCAACTGACCGATACAGCAGAGCTATCTAAAGATATGTACGTTGAAGTTAGTGGCGGTCGGAAAATATCTATTGATTTACTCTCAAGTACCATTGCTAAAATGGTGAATAGGGATTTTGATGCATTAGTGGAGAATGTCAATAAGATTGCAAAAGATTTGTCGGATGGAGACGCCGAGTTGTTGAAGCGTATAACAGGAGTGTCTGATAAATCCAGCCCTTTGACTGACCCATTTAAGAGTATCGGTACTTTTACTGCTATTGGTAGCTTTAAAGACAAATTGAAAACAATGTATTCCGGTGATTCTTCTATTGGGAATTATCGGTGTATTTTGTCTGTTGATTCGTCTAAGATTCCTGTAAATATACAGATTGAACGGTTGGAACTTGATAAGGTTTGTCAATCGTTCACTTCGTGCATACAACTGGCTACTATGTCAGACAATGCAGAAGGTGTGTATTTGGGTACGGTTTGTACTATCTCACGAATCGGTATTGTTTCCGGTGGGAGTGTTACATGGGGCAAATGGACCTCTGTAATAAATGACTTTGAGGAAAGGATAGGAAAAGCGAACGGTATCGCTCCTTTGGACGAAGAAAGCAAAGTTCCTTCCAAATACCTGCCTGAACCGTTGTCTCTTGGAGAAGGTGAAGAAGAAGCCTTCCCCGGCAATCGTGGAAAGTCTTTGGAAGATACAATGAAAAATATCCCTTCCGATATAATCAAACCGGGTTCTTTCTCCGTCCTGTCTGACGCTTCCTATCTCAATGTGTATTTTAAGAAAGTATCCAAAACAACTGGTGAAGAAATGGATGATAGCTTCCGTCTGCCTTCCGCTACCCTTGAACAAGCCGGCCTTTTGTCCGCCGAGGATAAGCAAGCCCTTGAGGATATGAAGAACGGTACGCCCGCTGACAATGTAACACACCCCATCGTCATTGTCGATGAAATCCGCCCATTGAAAGACGGCTACTATACCCTTGAAACAGCCATTGCTGCTATAGTGTCCTGTCAACAGGAATCTGGCATCAAATATGAGCGAACGGGTCTCATCATTACTTACAAAACAGGCGAGTATGAAATGGAAATCCGGCAGTTCCAGGGTGCCGTGTCCGATTTTGCGACCCCTTCTCTTTGGAAACCCTTCGGGAATGGTGGCGGCAGTTCCGTTGTTGAAACTTCCGATGAACCGGCAGAAGGGGGGAAGGACGCCTTTTCAACTGGTGGCGCCTATGCTTATGTTCCGGCCAACCTCGACGTAAACGTGGAAACAGAGGGCATCGTAAAACTTCAGATGAAGAACGCTGCCGGTGAAACCCTTGGCGATGAAGTGCAGTTCGCTATCGGCACGGGTGGCGGCGGTCAGACTGGTGGTACCATTGTTGCCATTGCTTTCCAGTCGACACCTGTCTATGGCTCTTATGGCTCCACGCTCCGAACCTTTGCTGCCATTCGTTCCGTGACCTCGAACGGTGTCGAATCCTCTGACAACCTGATTGAGAAACTGGAACTCGTAGACCGTGAAAGCGGACTTACGGTCTGGACTGAAACCGTCAACAAAGCATCTTCCGGTGACATGAAAGACTTCTCCTTTGAACTGGACTTCACCGCGTACTTTACGGCTGCCGGTACTCGGAAATTCAAGCTGATAGCCACTGACGAAAGCGGCAACACCGGTTCCAAGAATGTCAATGTAACAGCTGTTGATATTACCTGTACCTGTGTGCAGGTGCTCAACTATACCCCTGAAACTCTGCTTACTCCGACAACTGAAAGTTTCAGCCTTCCACTCTATAAGTTCGGAAACAATACCTCTGATAAAGGGATCAGTGCCCAGGTTGACATCAAGATTAACGGTGAATGGCAATCCCTGTCTACCGCCGTTGTCAATGACAACTACTCGCACTCTGTCGTAATCCGTCCTGCTTCCCTCGGCCTAGAACACGGTACCTATCCCTTGCGCATCCAAGGAACGGATGTCGCATCCGGAGTGAAAGGAAATGTCATTTACACGGCTGTCATGGTAATTGACCCGAATAGTTCCACACCTCTTGTCGCCTTGAGATACGATGATAAAAACGGTGGAGTAGTCCGACTGTACGAAACCGTAGAACTTGATGTTGCCTGTTATGACCCGTTGGAAATGACTTCACCCGTCAGCGTGAAAGCCAATAACGTGCAGGTAACACAAATTGCTGCCAGTCGTAACAAAACCTATCAGGTCAAACAACAACTGCAGGGCTACAAGGCTGACGGCACCGATACGGTCAACTATACTGCCGTATGCAAGGACGTGACTAGCGAACCTGTCCGGGTGACAGTTAACGGTTCCGCCATTGACGCCGCCATAAAAGAAGGCGCCATCTATAACTTTGACTTCTCATCCCGTACCAATCAGGAAACTGACCATAGCATTGTCAGCGGTAATTATGAAATGAAAGTGGACGGTGCCAACTGGACTACCAACGGTTTTGGCACATTCTTGGGTGAGAACTGCCTTCGCGTAGCCGAGAATGTGGGCGTGTCATTAAACCATGCCCCGTTTGCCGGCTCGTCCATCGAATCCAACGGTGTCGCCATCCAGTTCGCTTTCGCTTCCAAGAACGTGACCGATGATGATGCCCTGCTCCTTAGCTGCTATGACGAAACGTCCGGTGCCGGCTTCTATGTCACCGGCCGGGTGGTCGGCATCTTCTGTAACAATGGCGTTTCCCGTCGTGAAGAACGCGCCTATCGACAGGGTGAAAAGATAACCGTAGCCGTGGTTGTTGAACCTGCAAGCAACTACGTTGAACGTGACGGCACACGGTATTCCATGATGAAACTCTTCCTCAACGGTGAGGAAGTCGCCTGCCTTGGTTATGTTCCGGGCGGCGGCTCCCTGATTCAGACCAAGTATATAACGATGGACGGCAAACTGGGTGATTTGTATCTTTATTACATGATGGCCTGGAACTCCTATATGGAATGGGCACAGGCGTTCAAGAACTACCTTGTCCGTCTGACCGATACAGAGGTAATGGTGAAGGAATACGCCTTTGAGGACATCCTTAAAAGCCAGACAGCCGAGGGTAGTACCCAAAGCCGCCCGTCGGCTGCCGAAATCTATTCACGCGGTATGCCTTACATTGTCGAATGCCCCTATGAAGGCTCCGATATAGAAGCACTGGACGGCACCACTTCCACCAGTACGAAGATATACATCACGCTCTATTACTTTGACCCCGAACGCCCGTGGCGTAACTTCAAGGCCGTGAGTGTCCAAACCCGCAACCAGGGAACCACCTCTGCCAAACGCCCGGTAAAGAATAAACGCTACTACCTCGCCAAGAGCAAAGGCAAAAACAAGGACACTCGAATCATACTACTTAATCCGGACGATACGACGGAGGAAGGACGCCGTGCAATAGCCTTGGCTGCCATCAACAAAGTACAGGTCGGTGATAATACAATCCCGGTCGATGTCATTACCGTAAAAGTCGATTACTCCGATTCCGGCAATGCGAACGACTGCGGCGCCTGTGAAATGATGAACGTTACATACCGTGCCTTAGGTGGTAACTATATGACACCTGTCCAACGTGCATTTGACGGAACATTTGACAGCGGTGACTTGCATATCGAAGACTTGCAGATGAACCACTCTACCGCCAATCACCCGGTAGCCACCTATCGGTGTAAGGATGACAGCCTGCAAAACGTCTATTTCCATGCCAAAGGCAACTGGAAAGAAGACAAAGGGGAACAGTTCGCCCTCGGCTTCAAAGATACCCCCGGCTATAACAAAGGTTGCCTGAATTATGGTGACTTCATAGAGTTCTTCGGTACTCCTGACGAAACTTTAGACGCAATTGAGATACGCTTCAAACAGACTGACGGACTCGATACGGACAGCGTGTACCTGCTTTCCCTGTATTGCGGTAGTTCGTACCGGATAATGAGGTATCAGGACAGCTCATGGAAAAAGCAGTCCGGTTCCATGAAGTATGAAAACGGCAAATGGAATGTCACCGGTGACGTCCTGAATCCGGTTGAAGGTTTCGAACTTCTTAACTACCAAGGTATGGACTGGTTTCAGGGCGTCGGTTCTGTTCAGGATATGATGGCCATGAAAACGGACAAGTCCTCATGGGTTCAAAAACTCGTGGATAACGGAACTATCTCTGCTGATACCTTCCCGGCATGGACTTACTACTTTGAATCGCTTGTCGATGATGACCAGCTCGCCATTGATTACGCTTTGGGTAAGAAAGTGCCCTATAACCTCTACCGATGGTTGCGCTTCTGTGATTCCTGCGATTACTCCAAAGGCGGGAACTGGCAAAGAACATGGAAGGAAAACCTGTATAAATACGCCTGCCCAGAAAGTGTCTTGAGTTATGACATCTTCACCGACTACCTTGCCGCCACTGACCAACGCGCCAAGAATATGCAGCCGATGTGGTTCTTGGAAGAGTATGCTTCCGTAACAGACGGTGTGTACAGCTCCGAGGATGCCATGCGCATGTACCTGAATAAAATCTATGACTGCGATACGCTCAATAGCAAGGACAACGACGGTGGTTGCACGGTTGATGCCGAGGTGGACCCCAACCGGACGAGCGATGAAACATTCACTAACCCTTATGCTGGCTACGGCTCCGTTCTGTTTAATAACATCTATCTCCAGCAAGTAGTGTGGACTGACTCATCCGGTACGGAACTCTCCCTGCGTACCGTTGCCGCCGCCATGCGTAACGTTCAGGCGACCATTGACGGCGTCACCCTGCACCCGTTCTCACCCGAAGGAGCTACGCATTTCTTCATTGACAAACGGCTCAAAAAATGGCAGAAACTGGTTAGTTCTTACGATGGTGAACGGAAATACATCTCCTATACAGCCACTTCTGACGCTATCTACTTTTATGCCCTGCAAGGTCTTGGACTTACTGCCCTTCCGTCCTTCATTGAAAGACGTTGGCGTATTCGTGACGGCTATTTCCAAACCGGTGATTTCTTCAGCGGTGTAATTTCCGGGCGCGTATCTTCCAAATCAAACGCCACCATCCGGATTGTCGCTGCTAAAAACGGTTACTTCGGTGTCGGCAATGACGCTAGCGGCAACCTTTCCGAAAGCTGCTTCCTTGAAGCGGGCGAAGAATATGTATTCACCAACTTCTCACATGAGGAAGGCGCCTTGCTGTATATCTATCAGGCTGACCGCATGAAGCTGCTCGACCTGTCTGAAATCTCCCTGTCAAGTACGGTGAGCTTCTCCGCCATGCAACTTGTGGAAACCCTTATCTTGGGCTCTGACACCCATACAGAACAATCCATCGGTTCTTACGCACCGCTTACCTCGCTGAACTGCGGCGAAATGCCCTTCCTCGTATCACTCGATATCCGGAACACACAAATCGCTACGCTCGTTACCGACAAATGCCCACGTATCGCCCATATCAATGCGTCCGGTAGCAAACTGGAGAACATCACTCTTGCAGAGACTTCTCCGATTAATGACATCTCTCTTCCAGCAACAATGACAAGCCTCCGTTTTGTCGGTCTTCCTGAACTGACCTATACCGGTCTTTCCGCCCCGTCCGGCCTGCAAATAGAATCCATGCCGAACGTCCAACGCCTGCGTCTTGAAACGTCGCCTCAACTTGACGCCATTCAGATGCTCCGTGACGTCCTCGCTTCACAAGCGGCATCCCGTAAACTTTCCATGCTCCGTATCTCGAACATGACCCTGAAGGCTGACGGCTCCGAGCTTCTTGCCATTCTCGAATATGGAGTTGCCGGAATGGATGAGGACGGCAACAGACAGGATAAACCGGTAGTCAACGGCACGTATGAACTGACAGTTATCCGTGAAACGGATGAAATCGAATCTCTTGAATCCGGTATCGACGGCCTTGTCATCCTTACCGTCATAGATGCCTACATCGACCTGATCAACTGGTTCAATAATGAGTCTTATGGCGGGGAACCGTACTACGATAACGTAACGCTGGACAACATCAATGAAGTCCTTGAATATTATAACGGCGAAACCTACGAAGAATATCTCGAACGCTTCGCTGAAGACAATATGGATATTAATGATTTAATCAACAAGTAACTATGACGAATGAACAAAGCGCAACGCTGCTTCGCTTGAATAAACAGGCACAAGTAGCAGCACTGAACGCCGTTGGATTCTCGGATATCACCGAGAATTCCCGCGCATCTGAATTTGGACAACGTATCAAGTGGGCTGCCGGCCTGCTTGATTTGAATCTTGCCTGTAACCGCATCTCGGATAACTCCAAATGGTATTTCACCCGTGAGGAATGGGATTCCCTCACGGTTACCAACAAACAGTTGTTTATCAAACGCGGTCTTCGTATCCGGGCACATGGACACTCCTTCGTAATTTCCGCCCAGGAGTGCTATAATGCCGACATGACTACCACCTTCTACTGGGGCGGTCAGGGCAAAGCCATAGATGGCCTGAATCAAAAAGGACTGGGCGCCATGTATGGCTGCTTCACGGGTGAGGAAGATACTGACCTCATTATCGCAACTCTGAAAGACCAAAATAATAGTGGTGTGATCGGTGCGCCAGCTGCCGAAGCCGCCCGTGCATACCGTGCCTACACTTTGGAAAGTGACGGTATCGAGGATGAATCTAACTGGTTCCTTCCTTCATCCGGCCAAATGCTTCTGATGTACCGCTATCGCGATAAAATCAATGAGATGATGCGTACCTTTTGGAGTAGTGACAGTATGCTGATGACTGATAAATACTACTGGTCATCAACAATTTGGGATACTAACTCCGCCTGGGCGTTCGAACTGAATACCGGGCGTATTACGAATCAAAACAAAAATTCAAATCTTCTCCATGTGAGAGCTGTTGCTTCTGAATAGTATTAACCTAAAATTATATAATAAAATGGATAAAAATATCGCTAACGCAATGCTTATGCGCCTGAATAAACAAGACCAAGTTGCAGCTTTGCAATCAATCGGTTTTACAACCGTCAATGAAAATACCCCGGCGAGTGACATCGCCAAGTATATGCAATGGGCAGGTACGCTTCTTGACCTTTCTTTGGCTACTCTCCGAATTGAAGACGGTGAACAAGTCTTTTTCACGGCTTCCGAATGGAACTCCATGAGCGCAAATAACCGCTCCAAGTATATCCGTATTGGCATCCGACTTCGTGCCGAATGCCACCAGTTCATTATCGCCAAAAGTGACTGCGTTGACGCAGGCGGCAACAAAACGTTCAAATGGGGTGGCTACGGAACCGACTTACGCGGCCTGAAAAACTACGGTAGTGGTAACCAAGGACTCTATGATACCTTCGACGGCAAGGAAAATACCGATGTTATAATAGAAACCCTTGCAGGCGTCAAGGACACCCAGGGAACTGTCGGCGCCCCTGCCGCCGAAGTTGCCAGAGCCTATAAAGCCTGTACGCTTGAATCTGACGGAATTGAAGATACAACCGTGTGGAACCTGCCCGCATTGGGTGAACTTATGCTTATGGCCAAGTATAAAACCGAAATCAATGAGCTCATAACTTCTATGTTTGGCAATCAAAATATATTTACAAATGACTGGTATTGGTCTAGTACCGAATATGACGCTTCCAGCAGTTGGTACGTG